GCGGCCGGGGTGATCGAGGTCTTTCGAGCTGCTTGCGCCGCCCTGGCCTTGCAGGATGGCGCGGTACTCTTCATCGCTCAGATTGAGCTGCTTTTTGGCGATCTGAATCTTGACCATGTCGCTGTTGTGATGGTCGCGGGCGAGCTTGCTCATGATGCGCGCTCGCTGGTCAGAACGGTGATGGTATCGTCCGGCTGAATGTTGATCGATTGATTGTTGGCAATCAGGTGCTTTTTCAGCGAGCGGAAGCTCGCCCACGTCCACCCCAAATAGGTTGCTTTTCTATCCAGTTCCGGGAAATACTTTGCGGTGCCACGCTTGCCGTAGTCTTTGCGGATCCGTGCCTTCTGAGTTGGTGTGTAGAGATGCACGGCGTGCGGGCAGGCGAAGCGTTTGCCGATGTCGCTGTCTGCCTTCAACCACGCGCCTTTGAAGGCGCCATCCACGTACCAGGCGATCACCATCTTCATAGGCTTGTCTGGCTGCACCTGCAAGGTCAGGTTGTGGCCGTCGACCAGCAGCTTCACTGAGTCATAGGGGTAGCGCAAACCAGCCTCTACCGCAGCCCATTCTTCTTTGGTCATAACCCCAGCACCTCCCTGACGACACGTTCGTACCGGCGGTTGATGGCCGGCTCTATCAGCCACTTCCAGATCCCGATCGCGCTGGTGATGGAGTAGCCGATTTGCTGGATGAAAAAGAACCAATGGCCGTAGCCATAGCCGAAGGCGAGCCAGCCGATGTTGCTGAGGGCAAAGAGCACCCAGCCCCATTGCGCATGGCGGCCTTTGCAGGCCAGCACGAAGCTGCCGAACAGGCCACAGGTGGTCGCGAAGATTTCGACCCAGATGAAGGGGGTTTGCAGGGTGGTTTGGAGCTGCTCGATCATGGCTTGCGAGCCTCCAGTTGCCAGTGGGTCCGGCCGTTGTATTCCAGGTGCGGCTCGCGCGGCAGTTCGGTGGCCTTGATGAACCGCTCCTTGAAGAGTTTTCGGCCCAGGGCGTCGGCAGCGTTTTGGTCGCCCGCCGTGCAGCTGGCGCTCAGGCCGTGCACTGAGCTTGTCTTGTAGGTGCCGTTGGCCTGACGCACCTGGATCGGGTATTTCTCGGTTTTCACGTTAGCTCACCCGGCGCGATTCTGCAGGTGCTCGACCAGGCTGCCCGTGTGCAGCAGGTAATCGCAGCTCGGCGGTCTGGACGGCGTTCAGGACCATGTCGCCATTGGTGATCGATGCACCCGATATGAACAGCTCGCCGTCGTTGTAGAGTGCCAGCGTCAACCCGTGGCCGCCGCCTTGGGGGGGGGTGCCCGATTCGGCTTCGCCCGCGTCGTGATTGTCCGGTTCTGGCGGCACACCGCTACCGGCGATATAAAAGTTCTTTCTGCCTTCTCGCTCCACGCCGATCGCGCCGGCGGCCACCGCCGCTTTCACGGTGCCGGCGATGTTGCCTGGAGATATTTCGATCAGCGCCGCCAACGCCGCCACACTCTCGCGCGCGTCCGGGTGATCCTGAAAGTGCTTCACGGCTTTTTCGCAGTTGCTGCCGGGGCGCGGGGTGTAGACGCTGCTCATTTGAATCTCGCTTTAATGCTGTTTTAAAAAGACCCCGGGGCCGAAGCCCTGGGGCGAAAGATCAGCCTTCGCTGGCGGTTTCCAGGCCGCAGGCTTGATCAAGGAGGGAATCGGTTTTTGGCCTAACAAGGCTTGCGCTGTCGGGGTGGCACACCAGAAGTTGCCGGCGGCTCAGATAGCGCAGCGCTGAGGAAATCAAAGCCGAAATTCGATCGTCTTCGTCGTCAAGAGCCAGCTCCATTTCGAGCGGGTGCGTGCGATACCAGATGTGGCCGTCTTTTTCTTCGGCCAGGCACTCGCTGCAGACGAGCTCCCAAGCCGCTTCGTCGGCTATGCCGATGGCTCCGTCAGGGCCTGCAAAAAACACGATGATTTCGCCAGCCTCAAGCTCGGCGGCGGTCGCGCTGCCGAGCTGGGCCTGGTCGGCCAGCCAGCGCTGGATTCGTTCGTTGTTCATGACGCGGCCTCCTCTTCCGCACCCTTGAGCAGTGCCTTCACCAGCTTGTCGACTTCGGCGGTGGTATCTTTCGCAAACGCCACGTCGCCGCTGTCTTCGGCCGTGACGCCGATTTTTTTGAGTTCGGCGACGGTCAGGCCATCCATTGCGGACTTCATGGGTTTTTCGGTGGTCTTGATCAGCACGTCGAACTGCTCGGGCATGTGCTTGCGCACCAGCTTGACGACCTGCTCGTCGTCGTCCCATTCGATGCGGCCCTTGCCTTTGGCATAGCCGAGCTTGATGCCGTGCAGCACGATGCTCTTGGGTTTGACGAAGAGTTGCGGCGAATCGGCGATGGTGGCGAGCAGATCGGCCTGGGCCTGGGCGACGGCGGCCACACTGGCGCGCAGGCCACGCATCGATTTGCGCTTGGCGGCCTCCATTTCGTCGTGCAGCGCGCCCGCACGCAGGCTCAGGGTGTCGCGCACGGCGCGCAGGGTTTTGGCGGCCTTGTCGATCGCGTCTAAATCGTTGCTCATCAGGTGGCTCCTTCGCCAGGGTTGGATTCGGTGAGAGAAAACTGGCCGAGCAGCTCGGCCATCGAGATACGGCGCAGGCGGCTTTCGGCCTTGAGGCTCGACAGCGCGCGGCTGCGCAGGAAGTTGCAGGTGTCGTCAAGCTCTTCGGCCGTCTCAGCCAAAAAGTAGCCGCTGGCCGGGTGGGCGCAGATCGGGTGGCCTTCCAGGCGCAGTTCGGTCACCAGCTTGCGCACGGCGCGCTCCTGGCCTTCGCCGTTGGCCAGCTCGCCGGTGATGCGCATCACCAGGTCGCGGACGTGAATGCCCCGGGCTTTGCCCTGGTGGTGTTCCAGCGCGCTCAAGACCTGGGCGGGTGTGATCTGCTGCATGGTGGGCCTTTCAGTGGGTGACGCGGACGAATGGCTCGGCGCTCTTCATCTCTTCGCCGGTGACCGCGAGTAATTTGCCGAACTGCACGCGTTTGAATTCGGGCAGACCGGTGGCAATCGACACATAGAGCGTCAGCAAGGCGGCCATCGCTTCTTCGGCGGCGTATTCCTCGGGCAGCGAATCCAGCAGCGCATGCGCCATCGCCTGCACCGTCTGCTGATTCATATCGCGCGCGCTCATTGCAGACTCGCTGGCGCCGCATGGTGCGTGGCCTCGGGATCGGGTGAGCGCGCCACCTTCACAGCCTTGACTTCGCCAAACAGCAGGTTGCCGGCCAGCTGCATCAGCGCGGGCGCCACAGCATGCAGCTGGCGGTGCTGGATGCCGACGTGGACATAGGTGGCCAGCAGTGCGTCGAGCTGCACCATCACGGGCAGGTCTTTTAACTGCTCGACGAGTTGCTGCTGCAGGCGACCGGCTTGTGCCAGCGATTCGCGGTGTTGTTTTTCCTGGTCGTTCACGCAAGGGCTCCGGGTTGTGAAGGGATGGGGAGGTCGGGCAGCGCGTTGCAGTCCGATGTGAAGGCGTAGGCCACGGCGGTGGCGTGGTCGCGGCTGGCGACGAAGCTGCCGGCTTCCAGGGCGTCCATTGCCTGCTGTATTTCGAAGGCGGCGAAGGTGGGCCGCCAGTGGTGCGCCAGCATGCTGACGGTCCACCAGCCGCCGTCACGCTGCAGCATCAGCCACAGCGCGCGCACGTCAGAGGTGATGGCGTTGCCCATCAAAGCCTCCCGCTCACGGCAGTGGCCAGCACGATGGCCAGCAGCAGCGCCAGACGCCAGCACCACCGGCGCGCCTGGCCGCCTGCCTGGGCGGCCGAGGGCGGCGCTGGCTGCAGCGGGATGCAGCCATGCCGGCTGCAGTGGCTGACGGTTTCGCATTGATCGCACAGGTTCATGAGGTCGCTCCGGTGAAAGGTGTGGGGCCCCCGGCCGTCAGGCTGGGGCAGGCGGCGAAGTCAAACGCGCCGGCGCGGTAATGCGTGGCAGGTGCCGGCTGGTAGACCGGGGTGTTCATGACGTTGACCTGGCGCGGCGGCACGATGGCGTCTGCGCCTGGTGGCGGCATCTGCATCAATTGCCGGCGCGCCAACGCCGTGGTCGACCAGACGGCGCGGCCGGTCTTGCCGGTGTTGACCAGCAAACCGCGATCGCCCAGATGGTTAAGCCGATGCGCAAAAGTCGTCTCGTGTTCACCGGCGCCGTCGAAGCGGCTGAAAGCGTCAAAGGCACGGATCGGCTCGTGCTGCGCCACAAACGCCAGCAGCGCGCGGGTTTTGGCGGTGATCATGGGAACACCCCCCCCGACGTCAGGTAGCCGGCGGCAAATCCGATCGTCAGCGATATGGAGGCCACCAGCGCGGCCACCAGCAGCGCCTTGACGACGAAGGCGGCGACGCCTGTGTCGGGGCGCTTGCGGCTGTACGGCCCGTCAATCACGCCAGGCGCGAACTGAGTCGTGCAGCCGTCGCAGGCGGGCTTGCGGCTCTGGCAGATGCCAAGGGATGCGCAGTCGCGGCTCATCGCTGCCACCCCAGGAAGGCCAGGTAGTCGATGCGGGCGTCGTAGACGGCGAGCTTGCGGGTGACGCCATAAAAACGCTGGATGCGGCGCGCGCGGCGCTTGATCCAGCCCAGTCGGGAAACTTCTTTCATGTCAGAGGGCCTTTCGGTGGATGCAGTTTTTGCAGGCGCGGCCGAGGGCGGCGCGCATCGGGTTGGTGAAGGCCTGCGGCAGCGCCTGGTTGTCCAGGCAGCTGCGCTTGCTCAGGTCGCCCATGACCGGACAGCGCACGGTTTCGGCCATGAACTGGCCGCGTATGCGGTTGGCCATGACTTCGACGTTGCCGCTGTATTTGTCGGCCAGCAGCAGGCTGACGGCGGCGCCGCTGACGCTGAGCTCCTCGCCAACCTTGGTCTGCGAACCAAAGCGCAGCACGGCGGCCTGCAGCGCGGCCTTGACGTCAGCCGGCAGCGCGGCGCAGGCTTTGCCCGCTTTGGCAGTGGCCTGTTTATTCAAGGGCATCACACACCTCCTGCGCGGTTTCCAGCTGGGCGAAGGTGCCGGTGTTGCGGTCGAAGACCACCTTGGCACGGGTGATGCACGGCGCGTGAGGGCCGGTGTTGTTGATCAGCCGGTGCCGCGCCGGCGTGCCGGGTTTGGAGGGCTTCATGCACAGCAGGTAGCCGGCACGCGCCAGGTGCGCGACGTAGCTCTTGGCGGTTTGCGGCGTGACTACCACGGTGCCCAGCGTGGCGTTGCGGGCAATGTCCAGGTAATCAAAGCTGGGCAGCACCTTCATGGCGCGCCACATGGCTTCGGTGCCCTGGCCCTGGGTGACGCGGGCGCCCTTCATGCTGACGCGGGGTGCATCGGCCTGGCGGCGAGCCAGGCGGTACAGCAGCGGCTTGTTCATCACGGCTTTCTTGCCGGCGCCGACACCGGTGCGCTTGAGCCAGCCGGCTTGCTCCAGGTCGTCGCAGTAGTCGTCCACCAGGCTCAGGCTGACCATCGGCTGGCAGTGGTCCTGAATCGTTTCCTTGTCGAAGCCGGCGGCGCGGCTGGGCAGCGCGTCAAGCAGCAGCAGCGCTTCCCAGACGCGTTCACGCGGGGTTTTAAGGCCCCTTAATTCCATTTCAATGGGCTTGCGGCTCATGCGCGCCCCTTGCGGCCGGGCTGGCCCAGCATGCCGGCCAGCGGCGTGGTGGTGCCCGCCAGCTTGCAGGCCTCGCGCAGCGCCTTCAGTTCGTTGTAGACGCGGCGTGCCACGCCGCCGGTCTTGCTGACCAGGGCGTCGATCACGTCCGGTGTGAACGTCAGGTCGCCGGCGTGGTGCGCGGCCAGACGCTTGACGTCGGCGGCGTCGCAGGGCATGGCTTCCTTCCAGACCAACACGCGGTCGTGGAAGCGTTCATGGCGGCTCAGCAGCTTGCGCTTCAAGTCCTGCTCGCCGATCAGGAAGATCGGGATCGTGGTGTTGTCGTGGATGGTGCGGATGAAGTCGATGGTGCTTTTTTCGGCGATGTAATCGACCTCATCAATCACCAGCGGGCGGCCCAGCTGCTGCAGGCGGCGCACGATCTGCTCGTACAGCACCGACACCGGCCACTGGGTCTTGGTCTGGATGCCGAGCTCGACGCACAGCAGCTGCGCCAGCGTCTTGGTGGTGTCGAACATGCGCACACTGACAAACACCGCGTTGCGGCCCTGTGGGTGCGCCAGGTACATGGCGGCCTGGGTTTTGCCGTAGCCGGGCGGGCCGTAGAGCACGGCCATGTGCGGCGCACCGATGTCATTGACGTCGGTGATCTCGCTGATCGCCTGGATGGCAATGGCGACGTTGGTGAGCTTGGCGACCTGCTGACCGGGCTGGTACAGGTCCATTTGATTCGCTTCTTGCTTTGACATACACTTCCTTCGTTAGTGACTTGAAAATTGCGTTTTCTGGAACCCGCCCGCGTTTGCCGCGCCGGCGGGTTTTCTTTTGGCCTAGCCGGTTGCTGCGTCCTCCATCGGGTCTTGTCCCTCATGCAGCTCGTGCCAGCTGTTCCATTCCTTGCTGCCCTGGTAGCTGGCGGCCCAGTCTTTTTCGCGCGGGCTGAGCGCCTCAAGGCGGGCCATGCGGGCCTGCAGGCGCACCCAGGCGCTGTAGCGGGCGGCCGGTGTGGCCAGCGGCAGCACGGCGGCGGGTGGGGTGGCTTGGGGCGCCTCAAAGGCCGCGCGGGCGGCGGCGCGGGCGGCGTCCTGGCTGGACATATCCAGGTGCGCCAGCACCGACTCGATTTCAGGCGTGCTGTGCTGCACCGTGCGAGGCGCGATGCGGTGCACGTTGCTGGCTTGCGCTTCGGCAGCAGCTTCACGCTCGCTGTAGATGGATTCGACGGCCTGGCGCGTCAGGCGCTTCTTCATAGACTTGCGCAGCTGATCGACCATCGGTTTGATGGTGGCTTTCTCAATGGCCATAGCGCGGGCGGCCAGCTCGCCACGGTTGATGCCCAGCAGGCTGTGGTCGAGCGCCTGGCAGATGTAAGAGCCGTCGAGCGCGAAGACATGCAGCACGCCCAGGTCCAGCACGTCCTGGCGGCAGCGCACCGTGCTGCCCACATGGGCGGCCAACTCGGGCGCGGCGAAGAAGGCGGTGTCGAGCGGAATGCCGCGCTTCCCGACCACGCGGGTGCCCTTGCCGGCGACGGCCATCAGGAAGATGTCGAGGGCGCGGTCGTCCAGGCGGACGATGCTGGTGGTGTGGCGCTCGGCCATTTCATTCGGGCTGCAGCCCAGGCTGGAGTGCTCGCGGTTGTGGTATTCGTCCAGCCAGCCATCAATCACGCGCTGCAGCTGCTGCGCACCCATGCGCAGGTCAATCGCGCCGAGGCCGAAGCGCTGGGCGAAGGACTTGGCTGATTCGATGGCCTTGCGCTCGGCAATGCTCTTGCCGACAAAGCCTTCGAGCATGGGGAACAGGTCGTGCATCAGCGTGCCGATGAAGCGCTCGACATACGGCTTTTGCTCTGGGCTAAACGGTGTGCACAGCCGGTGCTCGATGCCCAGGCTGGTCAGCGCGAAGTCATAGTCCTGGGCGGTGTAGTCGCGGCCGTTGTCGGTCTTGATCTGCTCAGGCTTCCCCCAGGCTTGAATGCACAACCGGGTGGCAGCCTTGACGGCGTTGCTGCTGGAAGTTGGCGCCACCACCACCTTGGCGCGGCGGGTGAACACGTCGATGCTGGCGATGATGGCGTGGCGGCGAATCTCGCCGGTACCGGCATCGACCAGGTTGAAGGCCAGATCGGCGCGCTGCTGGGCGTCGCCGATGGTGCTGTCTTGCTGCCACTGCTGGTTGGGCCGGGTGATGCCGTCCATCTGGCTGCCGAAAGCGCTGCGGTACTTGTTCTTGTAGCCGTCCGGGTTTTTGAACATCAGCAGGGCCGGCGCATTGCTGGCCTTGAAGTCGCGCAGCCAGCGCTTGAGCGTGCTGGTGGGCGGCGTGCGGGCCTTGCCGAGCTGGTCACGAATGACGCGCTGCACCTGGCGCGCGGTCGGGTCGTGCATTTCGGCCAGCGCGGCTATGAAGGTGTCGTGGAGCGACTCGTCGCGCTGCAGGGCGGTGTTGCCTTTGTCGGCACGCGGCTTGCGGTCCAGCAGCGCTTCGACGCCTTGCGTCCTCCAGGCGCGGTACCACTTGTCGAGCGTCTTGGCGGGGATGGCCGGGTAAGCGGCGCGGGTGCCGGGGTGGGCTTCGATGTGGCCGGCGGCCCACACTTGCACAAATTCCTGGATGGCGGGCCAGACGGCGGTGCCGCGCAAGCGATGGTAGGTCTCGAAGCGCTGGAACAGATCCAGGCGCGGGTTGCGCAGCGGGTCAAGCCCGCCGCGCGATTCGAGGGCGATGCCGTACTTCGCCATGCTGTTGGCGCAAGCCTGCACCTGTGCCGTCTGGCGGGCGCGCTTGCCGGCGGCCAGTGCATCGGCGGCGGGTTTGACGGCACCGGCAGCCTGGGCGGCCAGCGCCTGCTGGGTTTCTTCGGGCAGGCTGGTGCTCTGGTATTCAAAGCCGCCGCCCCGGCCCTCGCGCGGGCGGAAGGCCCAGCCTTCGGTTTCGGCGCGGCGAAGAATGTTTTGCCGGGTGGAAGGCAGGCCCGGCAGGCCGGCCAGGGAGCTTGCTGTGAGCCAGGTCATGCGGTGGCCTCGGCTGGCTGGCGGCGCTTGCGCGGCATGGTGACGGCGATCTTGCGGGTCAGGTCAAAGGCCATCTTGCGGCTGGCGGGGTTGACATAGCGTGACGGCCAGATCTGTTCGGGTCTTGTGTCCAGGGCCTTGGCCACCAGCTGCTCGGCGGCCAGCCAGGGGCTGGTCAGGACGCGGTTGATATGGCTGTATTGGTTGGCCTTCGCGATCTGGCGCAGGCTGGTGCCGCGCTTGCGGAGGGCGGCGATGACGTCAGCCGGATGCATATCCGCCTGTGCTGATGTCGTTTTATTTGTGTGCATGCCCATGATTATCAGCACAATAAAAACGGTGTCAAGCGGTTAACCGCTAAAAATGCTCAATTATTTGGGCTTTTGTAGGAATTGGACTGCTGTTCAAAATTGCAGCCTTGCGTGCGTCTTCAAACATCTACAAAATAGTGAGCATGAGCACTAAACCGGCAGCAGGGGGGGATTCCCCCCCCCCCCCCCCCCCCCACGAAAACCAGTCGGCGGATGCGCTCAGGGAGGCGGTCTTCGGGCCGTGTAGAACAATGGACGAAAAAATAGTCGCGTACCTGCACCACGCCGCAGCGGTGCAGGACAAAGACGAGGCCAAGAAGCTGCGCGCGGCGGCGCGCGATGAATTCATGCATTTGTTCGGCGAGCGTTGCAAACTGGCACGCGGACCACGCCCGATTGAAGAGGTGGCCAGCGCCGTGGGCGTCCATCGCAACACGATCTGGAACCTGGAGCGCGGCGCCAGCCTGCCGGATGCTTTTGAATTGGAGGTATTGGCGCATGCACTGGAGACCACGCCGGCCACCTTGCTGGAGGAGGCGCTGCCGACAGCGATGCCGGCTGGGCGCGTGCGCAAAAGCCTGCGCGCCGTTGAGGCGTCGGGCGTGCTCTATGTGCCGATGTTCGACCCGGACTCCGGGTTCGATAGCCTGGACGGCGTCAGTGGCATGCGCCCGTTTGAAAGCACGATGATTCGCGGCGAGTTGCGCATCGACCACGACCGGCTGGCGATGGCGCGGGTCGAGGGCGCGTCAATGGAGCCTCTGCTGCGGCCGCACGACACGGTGCTGATCGACCTGAAAGACCGCGACGTGAAGACCGAGGGCGTGCACATGGTGCGGCTGGATGGTGCGCTGCTGGTCAAGAAGCTGCAGCGGCTGCCGGGCAAAGTGCTGCGCGTGAGCAGCTACAACCCGAGCTATGAGCCTTTCGATGTGTCGGGCAAGGATGATGCCGATCGGGATTTTTCGGTGATTGGGCGGGTTCGGTGGGCGGGAGTCAGTTTTAATTAAAGGGAGAAGGTCATGAAAGTCAAGTTCTTGTTTGTGTTGACGTTGCTTCTGGGTGTTTCAGGCGTCTTCGCGCAAGAGGCGGTGATGGGGGCTTTAAACGCGGCTTGCCCCGGCCTGAAAACCTATGCCGATCAGATCGCTATGTCCGCGCCGGAGCGCGGCCTGGCTGACCTGACGTCATCGCGCGAACGCGGCTGGACCGCCGTACACAACGTCACAGCCAAGGTTACGGACGCAACGCGCGGCAAATTGGCCGGGGAATACAGGGCGACGGGAAACGTGTGCATCTTCTCGGTAGAGGCCGAGAAGATGAAGGCTGTGGCAGTGTCCAAGAGCGCCTGCATGGCGATCTGTCGGGACAAGCTGCCGGCTGGAAAGCCTTACCTGGCCTTTTATGGGGTTGATGGCACAGAGCAGCTGCTCCGCTGAGCTGTAGCTGCGATGCGGAATTCGGCAGGCTCTGGGTTGCTCGTGCTGGTTGTGGTGCTAGCTGGGCTTTGGGAGCTTGCGCAGCAGTGGTGGTTTTGGGTGGGTGTGTTACCCGTGGCGGCATTGATCTGGGATTACTTCAGTCGACCGCCGAAGCCGAAAGTGCGACCTGTGGCGTGGTCAACTCGGTCACAGCAGGCGACCAACATGACAAGGCCGACGATGGTTATTCATGATGACTACGTCGAGTGCCAGAACTTTATGGCTGCGGAGGATTGGGACGCCGCGCGCCGTGTGCTTCAGGGGATCGCTTACTCAATGCCGGATGAAACGCCAGAGGTCAAGGCGCGGTTTACGGCCCTGATGAAAGAGTTCGCATCCAGAGACCCGCTGGTTAGCGGTGTGCTGCGGATCGCCATGCCGCTGATTCGCGAACAGCCGGGCATCATGCAAACCGCGATGTATAAACACCTGCCAGGCATCGGGCCGGAAGAGGCGCGCTACACCTTTTATTTTGCCGAGCAGCTTGGCATTTTGCGCCGGGAAAAGAAAGGCAACAGTTACCGGCTGCTGCCCGTTGGTGAGATCATAGATGGCGGTTTAAGCCTGAGTAAACCGATTTAAAAGCCACCCTCGCGCGCACGCGGCAAAGTCGCTGCATGCTCGCCACACCGCTCGCCACCACCTCCAGCCACGCCGCCGACCAGCCGGCCACTTACCGGCCGATTGACCTGGTTGTCATTCACTGTGCGGCGACGCCCAGCGGCAAGCCCTTGCAACAAGGCAAGCCCGGCACGCCGGGCTTCCTGAATGCGCCGCAGGTCATCAATGCCTGGCACGCGGCGCGCGGCTTCAGCCGGCAGCGGGCGGCGGTGGCGGCCTTCAATGGCCGCCTGCCTTCTATTGGCTACCACTTTGTGATTGACCTGACCGGCGAGGTCTGGACCGGGCGCGGCCTGAATGAGGTGGGCGCGCACGCGGCGCAGTTCAATGCGCGCAGCGTCGGCATCTGCCTGGTGGGCGGCGCCGAGCGTGAGGCGCAGTACACCGCCAAACAATGGAAAAGCCTGCGCGAGGTGGTGACCATGCTGCTGATGCAGCGCCACATTCCACTGGCGCCACCGCAGCGCGTGCCTGACAAGGCCAGCCCGCTGGGCTACATGGTGCGCGGCGGCATTTGCGGCCACCGCGACTTGTCGCCCGACGGCAATGGCAACGGGCTGATCGAACCCTTCGAGTGGACCAAGACCTGCCCCGGCTTTGACGTGCGCGCCTGGCTGGCGCGCGGTATGGAGCCGCCGCCTGGCCAGATCTGCGAGGCGAGGCCATGACGGAAGTCGCTGCGCCCCTCGTCAAGCCCTGGTGGAAGTCAAAAACACTGTGGGTCAACGCCGCCATGCTGGCGCTGGCCGCCGCCGAGACGCAGCTCAACGTTTTGCAGGGCGTCTTGCCCGGTGGCTTGTTTCCTTGGCTGGCTTTCACGCTGCCTGTGGTCAATGCCGCCCTGCGATTCATCACCACGACCGGGGTTGGCAAATGAGCGCCATCGCGTTGCGCTGGCTGGCCGGCTTGGCGGTGATCGCCGCCATCTTTGCCGCCGGCTACTGGCGCGGCGATGTGGCGCGTGACAACGCCTGGATTGCGGCCAATCTTAAAACCGAACGCGCGGCCGCTAAGGCCTACCAGGCCGAAGTCCAGCGCGCCGACCAGGCCGTGGCCGACCTGGGCAGCTTTGCCCGCGCGCAGACCGCGCGCTACACCGAACTTACCGGAGCTTTCAATGAACTACGCCGTTCTCCTCGTTACCGCCTTGTGTCTGGTCGGCCTGCAGCTGCTGTGGCTGTTTGTGCGCCTGTTGATCGACCTGAAGGAGCTACACCCCCAAACCTGGCTGAACCGGGCGATACCGGTGGCGGCGCTGATCTGCGTCTTTCTGCTGGTGCTGTCTGGATGTGGAACAGCGCCCTTGCAGGCTCAGACCAGCCCAGCGGTGCCTGCGGCCTTGCTGACCCCGCCTCGCCCGCCTGTGTTGCTCAAACCGACATCACCCTCGACGACGCCTGGGATAACCAGACCGTCAACGCCCAGCAGTGCGCCGAAGACCGGCTCAACCACCAAAACCTGATTGACTTTTTGAAAGCAAAGAAATGAAAAAACTCTTTAACCGCGCTTTAAGCGCCACTGCATTCGCCCTGCTGGCTCTGGCTGCGCCGTTGTCGCATGCGGTCGCCCTGTCCGATTACCTCGAAAACAAGCTGATCGACCACGTCTTTCGCGGCCAGGCTTACACGGCCCCGGTCACCATCTATGTGGCGCTCTACACCACGGCCTGCAGCGACGCTGGGGGCGGCACGGAGGTGACCGGCGGCAGCTATGCGCGGGCTTCCGTGGCTCCCAGCCTGGCGAACTGGGCCGGCACGCAGGCGACCGCCAGTACCACGGCCAGCACCGGCACCGGCGGCACCACCAGCAACAACGGCGTCATCACCTTCGCCACGCCCACGGCGGGCTGGGGCGCCGTCACGCATGTGGGTCTGGTGGACGCGGTGACGGCCGGCAACCTGCTGATCTGCACCGCGCTGACGACCGGGAAGACCATCAACACTGGCGACACGGTGACCTTCCCGGCCGCCTCGCTGACGACCACGATCGACAACTGATATGGCCATTGCCAGCGTCAACGACTGGATCGCGTCGGCCAAGCAGTACCTGAGCCTGGCGAAGACGGCATCGCGCGTCAGCGTGGCCACCGCCTGGTTTGGCGTGCTCGACCTGGCGGGCAACCCGGGCGCCGGCGTGCTGGCCGGCACTTCGACGGCGGCCGGCGTGGTGCCGACCGATGCGACCGCCGGCGTGCCGCTGATCAATGCCTTCGGCGGGGCCGCCAAGGGCTACCTGGCGCAGGTGGACTTTGGCAACTCGGTCGCCTGCCGCATGAAGCTGTTCGACCTGCTGTTCAAGGCCGGGGCCTATGCCTTCAACGCCGCCCAGGCGCTGGCGGCGCAGCCGGCCTACAGCAGCCGGGTGCCGGGCGGGACCGATTTCACGGACACACAGATCTGGATTGAGTTTGTCACCGCCTCGACCGGCGTGCAATCGGTGGCGGTCACTTACACCAACCAGGCCGGCGTGGCTGCGAAGACCACCGGCACCGTGGTGACGGTAGCCGGCACCGTGGGACGGATGCTGCAGCTGCCGCTGGCTGCGGGCGACACCGGCGTGCAGAAGATCGAAAGCGTCACCGGCACGGTGGCCACCGCTGGCACCTTCAACATTCTCGTGCTGCGGCCGCTGTGGTCGGGCCGGGTGCGCATGGCCAACGATGGTGACGTGCACGATCTGTTCAAGACCGGCATGCCCGAGCTGTACGCCGATTCGGCGCTGCTGCTGGCCGTCAACGCCGACGGTACGGCCACAGGCGTGCCCGAACTGGAACTGGTGATCGCGAACAACTGACATGACGATTTATCGCGCGCCTGGCAAAGGCCGGCTCAACCTCGGTCTGGCGGCCCTCCATGTGCGCGGCGGCAACGCTGCGCCAGTGGCCGAGTCGCTGCTGTTCGCCCGCTCGGCTGTTGGTCTGGCGGCGGCGGCGGCCGCCCAGGCCAGCTCCAGCGCAAACCTGAGCGCGGCTGCGGGCGGGCTGCCGCTCAATGCGTGGTCAAACCAGTCCATCGGCCTGGGCTTCTGGACCATCTCGGCCTATGGCGGGGGGAATTTCCTGGCCGTGGACACGAACAATGCCGCGCAGTGCGCCGCGTCGCCAGACGGCCGCAACTTCGCTGTGCGGGCCATGCCGGCCGGCTTCTGGGCGGCGATGTGCTATGCCGGCGACCGGCATGTCATCACGCCGAACTATGGCGGCAGCACGGCGCTCTACACGCTCGACGGCGGGCTTAATTTCTTCACGTCCGCCTTACCGTCGGCCCAGAGCTGGCAGGGTGTGGACCACGGCAACGGCGTGACAGTGGCGGTGAGCGACACCGGCGCTGGCGCGCGCTCGACCGACAAGGGTGTGAGCTGGCAGGCCGTGGCGCTGCCGGCCGGCAACTGGGCCTCGATCCGCACCGACGGCGCGGGCACCTGGCTGGCGACGGCGGCGGGCAGCAGCAATGCCGCTGCGCTGTCGACCGACAACGGACTGAGCTTTACCGCCATCACCCTGCCGGCGACGGCCTTCTGGGCTCGCCCGGCTTATGGTGGCGGCCGCTGGGTGCTGGTGACCGGCTACAACCTGAGCGGCACGGGCGCCAGCACGGCGGTGGCGGCGGGCGCGAACCCGGCCGCCCTGACGCTGTACCCGGCGGCGCTGCCGGCAGCGCGCGCCTGGTCGGACGTGGCCTATGGCGGCGGCCAGTTCATGGCCTGCGAACCCTTCAACGGCGATGTGACGGCGCGCACGACTGATCCGACGGTAGCCTGGACGTCAGACGCCACGGCCACGGCAGCCAATTACTACGCGGTGGCTTATGGCAACAATGCTTTTGTGGCGACGGGCGCCACGCTGGCCAATGCATCAACCACCGTGGTCAATGCCTACGGCCTGGCGCCGGCTGCCATGCTGGCGGCCATCGTCTCGGCCCAGGCCAGCGCCACGGCTGCCCTGAGCCTGCTTAAAACCCTGCAAGCCGCTGCGGCGGGTCAGGCCGTGGCCACGGCCGATCTTTCGGTGGCAGCCGGCGGCGTGCCGATCAGCCTGGCGGCGGCTGCGATCGCGCAGGCAAGCGCCGCCGCATTGCTGGCCAAGGTGGCTGGCCTGGCGGCTTCGGCGCAAGGCCAGGCCACGGGCGCTGCCGCCCTGGCGCAGGGTGTGAACCTGGCGGCCGCTGCGGCTGGCGCGGCGACGGGCACGGCGCAACTGTTCAAAAGCGCAAGCCTTTCGGCGGCGGCGGTCTCGGTGGCGACCAGCACGGGCAGCCTCAGTCTGGCCGTGCCGCTGGCGGCCACGGCGGTAGCCACGGCGGTTTCTGCTGGGCAGCTTTCCATCACGGTGGTGCTGGGCGCGGCGGCGATTGGCAATGCGGCGGCAGCGGCCGCGCTGGCGTTGGGTAAGCCGCTGGCCGGCGGTGCGCAGGGCGCGGCAGCCGCTTCGGCCGATCTTTCAACCGGTGGCAACACCGCGCTGGCGGCAGCGGCGCAAGGCAATGCGGCCGGCAACGCCAGCCTGGCACTGGCCGTGCCGCTGAGTGCGGCGGCCATCGGCCAGGCCCAGGCCGGCGCTTTGCTGGCCGCCGGCAAGCCGCTGGCGGCCAATGCCCAGGCGCAGGCCGCCGCCACGGCTGCGCTGGCCGTCAGCATGCTGCAAAGCCTGGCGGCCAGTGCCCAGGGTGGTGCCGGCGCGACGGCTTCGCTGCAGGTGGGCAGCCTGCAAAGCCTGACGGCGGCGGCGCTGGCCCAGGCCACTGGCGGCGCGACGCTGTGGCTGCAGGTGAGTCTGTCGGCCGATGCGCTGGCGCAGGCCGTGGCGAGCGGCAGCCTGATGCTGTCGATCCCCTTGACAGCGGCGGCGCTGGCCACGGCGCAGGCCGGCGGCTCACTGGCGCTGGACGTGGCCCTGGCGGCCGACGCGCAGGGTGCCAGCCAGGCGGCAGCCGCCCTGCAGATCGGCGCACCCGAGCTGGCGGGAACGGCTGGCTATGTGGCGCGCTGCGCGCTGCGCCGCTGGCAGGCCGACGGCAAGCCGCGCCGCTACGCCGTGCACGGCGGGGGGCGCGCCTGGTGCGCCACGGGCCGGCCGCGCCACTACGGCGCTGCGGCGCCGGGCCGTGCCTGGAGGGCTGCCTGATGCTGATCGATGCGACCACCTGGCCGGCCAAGTACACCGTGGAACGGGTGACAGCCGAGTTTGACTTTTCAAAGGACCTGGCCGCCGGCGACAGCGTCGTGAGCGTGCAGCTGCTGGTGACGACCGTGGCCGGCGCGGATGCTGCGCCGGCTGCACTGCTGTTCGGCGCGGCGCAGCTCAAGGGCGCGCGGGCGTTCCAGCAGCTGCAGGGCGGCCTGGCCGGCTGCAGCTACCGCATCGATTGCCGTGCCACCACGGCGAATAACAACCTGCTGGTGCTGGCGCGTGTGCTGCCGGTGCTGGCGCTCTGAGATGTTTTGAAAGTGATCAAGATGGACATGGATTACAAGGCGGCGGCGTTTTACCTGGACGTGCTGCAGTGGCTGTCGATCGGGCTGATCGCGGTCTGGGGCTACATCCGCTCAAAGGACAGCGACAACAACCGCGCCATCAGCAAGGTGGCCAACGAACTGGCCGATTTCATCGAATCGAGCCGTGCCGCCAACGAAGACCAGAACAACCGGCTAACGATGCTGCAGGAAAAAGTCAGCCACCTGCCGACCGAGCAGGACGTGGCCCACCTGAGCAATGACATGTCGAGCGTGAAGGCGCAGATCAATGGCATGGCGAGCCTGCTGAGCCGCGTTGAGCACCAGACCAACCTGATCCACGACCACCTGCTGAACAAACCCCGGTAACGCCTGATGAGCTTTCAAACCACGATGACCGAAGACCGCCGCCTGAGCCTGCTGCTGGTGCTTGGCGAAACGCCGGGCTACAGCGCCAACGCGTTTTTGCTGCGCGACGCGATCGGGCAGATCTATGGCCACAACGCCAGCATTGACCAGGTGGTGGGCGACATCGCCTGGCTCGCCGAGCAGCAGCTGGTGACGTCGCGCAAGGCCGGTGATGTCACGCTGGCCACCCTGACGGCGCGCGGCGCCGACGCTGCTACGGGCCGGGCCCACGTGCCCGGCGTCAAACGGCCGATGCCCTGAAGGCGCCTTGACATGACCGAACAAAGCACTTTCAAGCGCAAGCCTTCGCGCCCCAGTCTGATCACCAAGCTGGACCCGGCCATCAAGGCCGCCGTGGACACGGCGGTGCGCGAGGGCCGCGCCACGATTGATGAGATCGTGCTGCTAGTGGACCAGCTGGGCGGCGAAGCCAGCCGCTCCAGCGTGGGCCGCTACGTGAAAAACGCCCGCGAGCGCATGGAAGATTACCGCCAGGCGACGCAGGTGGCTGCGGTGTGGGTGGACAAGCTGGGCAAGGAGCCCGAGGGCGACGTGGGCCGCATGCTGCTGGAGATGCTGCGCGTGGTGGCGTTCAAGACCATTGGCGAGATTGACCAGGCCAGCCCGGAAGACCTGATGTTCCTGGGCAAGGCGATCAAGGATTTTGCGAGTGCCGACAAGCTGGCGGTGGATAAGGCGTTTGCGGTTCGCAAGCTGATCGCCGACGAGGCCGCCAAGGTGGCCAGCGAAGTGGTGAAGACCGTGAAAAAGGCCGGGCTGACCGATGAAACCGTTGAGCACATCCGTGCGCGCATCCTCGGCATTTCGGAAGCGAAGAAGGCATGAGTACTCCGGCCGTCAGCATCGTCACGCCTGAGATGGCGGCGCTGGCCAGCAGCATCGACTACAAGCTGGACCAGCGCGCGCCGGCCGTGCTGCTGCCCTACCAGCAGCGCTGGCTGGCCGACAAGAGCCAGGTGAAGGTGGTCGAGAAAAGCCGCCGGATTGGTCTGAGCTGGGCCGAGGCCTGCGACTCGGTGCTGTGCGCCGCCGCCGCCAGCGGGCAGGATGTCTGGTACATCGGCTACGTGAAAGACATGGCGATCGAGTTCATTCTGGATTGCGCGCAGTGGGCCGAGCACTTCAACAGCGTGGCCGAAGCGATCGAGGTGAGCGAAGAGTTGTGGCTGGAGGGCGAGGAAAAGAAAAGCGTTTTTGCCTTCAGCATCAAGTTTGCCAGCGGCAACCGCATCACCGCGCTGTCCAGCAAGCCGCGCAACCTGCGCGGCAAGCAGGGGCGCGTGATCCTGGACGAAGCGGCCTTCCATGAAGCCCAGGGCGAGATATTGAAGGCGGCGATGGCGCTGCTGATCTGGGGTGGCGACCTGCGCATCATCAGCACGCACGACGGCGACGACAACCCCTTTAACCAGCTCATTAAAGACACGCGCGCCGGCCGCTTTCCGTACAGCGTGCACCGCTTCACCTTCAGCGAGGCACTGGCCGAGGGCCTGTATGCGCGGATCTGCCTGCGCACCGGCGAAGACTGGACCGCCGAAGGCCAGGCGGCCTGGGAGGCGAAGATCCGAGCCAACTATGGCGACGACGCCGAGGAAGAGCTGGACTGCGTGCCGAAGAACGGTACCGGCGCCTTTCTGACCCGCGAGCTGGTCGAGCGCGCAATGCGGCCGGGCTGGCCGGTGCTGCGCGACCAGCGCAAGCCCGAATTCACCTGGCTGCCCAGCCACACCCGCAAGGGCGAGATTCTGGACTGGTGCGAGGAGCACCTGCAGCCCTTGTGCGCGGCGCTCGACGAAACGCATGTGAGCTTCGTCGGCGGCGACTTTGCCCGCACCGGCGACTTGTCGGACTTTGCGCCGCTGCTGCAGCGGCAAAACCTCAAGCGCTACATCCCTTTCATGATCGAGCTGCGCGGCATGCCGTTTGAGCAGCAGCTGCAGATCCTTTGGTACCTGATCGACCACCTGCCGCGCTTTGCCGGCGGCGCGCTCGATGCGCGCGGGCTGGGCTTCCAGATGGCCGAGCAGACGGCGCAGCGCTATGGCCAGACCCGAATCATCATGGTGCAGGCGACGCAGCCGTGGTACCTGGAAAACCTGCCGCCCTACAAGGCTGCGTTCGAGGACAACCTGATCGAGTTGCCGATGGACGCCGACGTGCTGGCCGACCACCGGGTGCCGCGCGTGATCCGGGGCATTCCGCAGATCCCCGAGCTGCGCACCCAGGACGCACAGAAGAAAAAGCGCCACGGCGACAGCTTCATCGCCGGCGCGCTGGCCTGGCATGCCAGCCGCACGCTGGCCGGGCCGGGCAGCTACGGCTATGAGGCCGGACCGGCGCGCGCGACGCGCTGGGACGCGGCAGCGGGCGAACAGGACGAAGATTTCACCGCATCGAACAGCGGTGCGTGGTAACGAAAGACAGAACATGGCCATCCTTGACCAATTCGGCAAACCCATTGAGCGCGCGCAGCTGCAGGAACCGCAGACGGCCAGCCTGGGCTATCTGCGCAGCGAGTATGAGCGCCACCCGAGCCGGGGCCTGACGCCGCCACGGCTGGCCAGCATTTTGCAAAGGGCCGAGCAGGGTGACCTGATCGGCCAGCATGAGCTGTTCCAGGACATGGAAGAAAAAGACGCGCACCTGTACAGCTGCATGCAGACGCGCCGGCTGGCGCTGCAGGGCCTGGACTGGGACATCGTGCCGCCTGACAACGCGACGGCTGCCGAACAGGCGCTGGCCGAATATGCCGAAGAGGCGCTGCGCGGCATTCAGGATTTTGAAGACCTGGTGTTCGACATGACGGACGGCATCGGACACGGCTTTGCCGCCCTTGAGCTGACCTGGCGTAATGTGCGCGGGCAGCTGCTGCCGACCAACGCCACGCACCGGCCGCAGGCATGGTTCAAGATGTCGCAAAACCCGGCGCTGGACCGCAATGAGCTGCGGCTGCGCGATGTCAGCGTGGATGGCGCGGCGCTGCTGCCGTTCGGCTGGTTGCTGCACCAGCACCGGGCGCGCAGCGGCTACACGGCGCGTACCGGGCTGTTCCGCGTGCTGGCCTGGCCGTTTCTGTTCAAAAACTTTGCCGTGCGCGACCTGGCCGAGTTTCTGGAGATCTATGGCCTGCCACTGCGCGTGGGCACCTACAACCCAAGCGCGTCGAAGGACGACAAGGCCACGCTACTGCGGGCCGTGGTGAATATTGGCCACGACGCGGCCGCCATCATTCCCGAGGGGATGATGATCGACTTCAAGAACGCGGCGACCGGCGACAACAAGAGTTTTGACGCGATGATCAGCCTGATGGAGCGCTCGATGAGCAAGGCCATCCTGGGCGGTACGCTGACCAGTGGCGAAGGCCAGAACGGCACCCAGGCGCTGGGCAATGTGCACAACGAACTGCGCCACGACCTGCGCGATGCCGACGCCAAGCAGCTGGGCGCCACGCTGACGCGCCAGCTGGTCTATCCGATCCTGGCCGTCAACAAGGGCCTGGGCGATCTGGCGCGCTGCCCGCGCCTGGTGTTCGACACCCAGGAGGCCGAGGATCTGAAGCTTTACAGCGAAGCCGTGCCCAAGCTGGTGGCGATCGGCATGAAGGTGCCGGTGCACTGGGCGCACACCAAGCTGAAGATCCCGCAGGCCGACGAAGGCGAGGAGGTGCTGGTGGTGGCGAGCCCGGCCGACACGCTGCCGCTGGCCGAGCGGCCGCTCCAACCTGTCAAGCCTGGCAAGGCGGCGTTGAAGGCCGATATGCCGGCGGCTCGCGAGGCCGACGAACTCGACGAGCTGGTGCAGGCCATGCTGGGCGACTGGCAGGAGGTGATGGGCGCCACCCTGGCGCCGGTGCAGGCCGCGTTGGCCAGCGCCAGCAGCCTGCAGGAATTCCGCGACGGCCTGGAGGCGGCGATCACGCAGATCCCGCCGGCGCAGCTGGTCGAGCTGCTGGCGCGCGGGCAGTTTGGCGCGCGGGCCTGGGGCCGGGTCAACCAGGTCAAAAAGTGAGCCTGGGCTGGCTACCGGATTCCGGGCAAAATCCGGCCGACCCGCACCTACCCCCCCAGATTTCGGCCAGCGCGGGAGTTAAAGGGGTATTTAAGGGGTCTATTTCGATGTTTGAGGCCGACCGACCGCCGCCTTTTTGCACCAAAACCGGTCATTGGGGTTTTTGAGTGGCTTCAAAGATCGATTTAAAACCCATCCTGGCGGCCGTCAATCCCGAAGAGGCGATGGCCTTTTTCCGGCAAAAGGGCTACCGGCTCGGCTTTGACTTCCGCGATGTCTGGCAGCAGGAGCACCAGATGGGCTTCACCGTGGCCAAGGCGATGCAGCTCGATCTGCTGGTCGAGATTCGCCAGTTCGTGGACGATGCCCTGGCCAACGGCACCACGCTGGCCACCTTTCAAAAAGAACTGATACCGAGGCTGCAGGCGCGCGGCTGGTGGGGCCGGCAGGAGGCGGTGGATCCGCTCGACGGTGAAACCAAGCTGGTGCAGCTGGGCAGCCCGCGCCGGCTGGAAGTGATTTTCGATACCAACCTGGCCACCGCTTATAGTGAAGGCCAGTGGGAGCGCATCCAGCGCAACCGCGAGCTATTCCCGTTCCTGGAATACGTTCGCACTGCATCCATCAACCCGCGCCACACCCACCTGGCCTATGCCGGGCTGGTGCTGCGGGCCGATGACGCGTTCTGGCAGTCGCACCTGCCGATCAAGGAGTGGGGCTGCAAATGCACCGTGGTGCAGCACAGCCAGCGCATGCTGGACCGGGAAGGGCTGGCCGTGGGCAAGGCGCCGCCGGAGGTGATGCGCGAGGTGGTGAACAAGCGCACCGGCGAAGTGATGCAGGTGCCGGTCGGTGTGGACCCGGCCTTTCACTACCCGCCTGGTGGCCGCCAGGCGCACCTGGACAAGATGCTGGCCGACAAGCAGGCTGGTGCCAACAAAGCCCCAACGAAGTAAACCGTTTAAGTATTGATCGGGGTGTCATCGCGCGACGATGGGCACCTCATGAAGAACGGCCTCGCGCAACTCAAGAAAACGGGCAAGCCCGGCAATATTGCCGCGCTGACCTTTCGCGTCAGCGCTACGCCCGGCGCCGACGTACAGCTGCTGCCGGCTGGTGAATTCAAAGCGGTCGATGAACGGCCGATGCCCTGGGGCACCTGGAAGCTGGACGGCAGCAATGCGCCGGCCGTGATTGCCCTGGCGAAAGCGCGTGCGAACGAATTCGTCATCGACTACGAGCACCAGACCCAGCTGGCCGACATGAACGGCCAGCCGGCGCCGGCTGCCGGCTGGTTCAAGGGCGTCGAGTACCGGCCCGGCAAGGGCTTGTTTGCCACCGACGTGCGCTGGACCGCGCGCGCCAGTGCTTTCATTGCGGCCGACGAATACAAATACATCAGCGCGGTGTTCGCGTTTGACCTGGACACCGGCCATGTGCAGCGCCTGGTGTGCGCCGCCCTCACCAACAACCCGGCTTTGCACGGCATGGACGAAGTCCAGCTGGCTGCATTGACCGCCCGCTTTTCAACGGCCGATACCGACCCGGCTTCCCACACGGTCGATAACCCTTCGGAGAAATTGATGAATCCTGTATTGCTTGCGCTGCTGAAGGCCCTGGGCCTGGCTGAAAGCGCCACTGAAGTTGAGGCGGTGTCGGCCGTGGCCGTGCTGAAGGCGCAAGCCGCCAGCGTGGACGGACTCAACACCCAGATCGCGACGCTGAAGACGGCTGCGCCCGACGCGTCGAAGTACGTCAGTCTCGAAAAGTACAACGAACTCAATACGCAGATCGCCGCGCTTAAAAGCGCGGACGTCAAGCGCGAGGTCGATGCCCTGATTGACCGGGCCAAAGCTGAGGGCAAACTGGTTCCGGCGGCCGAACAGGCCTGGCGCGATGCTGGTCTGGCAAACATCGCAACGCTCAAAAGCATGGTCGAGCTGACGCCTGGCAATGCGGTGCTGGCGGGCGGCAGCCAGACCGGCGGCAAGAGCCCTACGGGCAATGCCACCGGCTTGAGCGTGGAAGAGATCGCCATCTGCAAACAGCTGGGCATCAAGCCTGAAGACTTCAAAGCCAACCAAGCCTCAGCAACCCTTTAAACGACAGGAACCCATCCCATGCCAGCCCTTATTGCAGACCGCGACACCACGCGCCGCGACAACCTTGTGCGCAATTTCCCCGTGAAAGGGGCCGTCAAACTTTTCGCGGGCAGCCTGGTCTGTCTGGATGCCACCGGCTTTGCCGTCAAGGGCGCGGCGTCAACCACGCTCAAGGCGGTGGGTCGCGCCGAAGAGCAGGTCGACAACACGGCCGGCGCCGACGGCGCGCTGCGCGTCCCCGTTGCGACGGGCATTTTTCGTTTTGCCAACAGCGCGGCCGGCGACCTGATCGCCCTGGCCGATGTGGACAGCGTCTGCTTTGTCGTCGATGACCAGACCGTGGCCAAGACCAACGGCGCTGGCACACGCAGCCAGGCTGGCATCGTGCGTGATGTGGATGCCGGCGGCGTCTGGGTCGAAATCGGCGGCGCGCGCTAAGCCCTCTCAACAAACCAACCGGAGCAATCAATGCAAATCAACCGCGCCACGCTGGCGGCCTTTTTCACCGGCCTGCAGACCGTTTACAACAATGCTTTCAGCAAGGTGGAGACCACCTTTGACAACTACACCATGCGTGTGCCGTCAAGCACGGCGCAGGAGCAGTATGCCTGGATGGGGATGATCCCCGGCCTGCGCGAGTGGCTGGGTGACCGCCAGCTGGCGAACGTGCGCACCTACGACTACACCATCAAGAACAAGCCCTGGGAGCGCACGCTGGCGTGCTTTCGCGACCAGATGGAAGACGACCAGCTGGGCATTTATGGCCCGATGGTGACCGGTCTGGCGCTTGAAGCCAAACGCCACCCGCAGGAGCTGGTCGATGCCTTGTTGCTGGCGGGCTTTGTGGGTCTGTGCTACGACGGTCAGCCGTTTTTCAGCACCAGCCACCCAACCTACAACGAAGACGGTTCGGTCACCCTGGTGAGTAACAACATGGGTGGCGCTGCCAACCCGTGGTTCCTGATCGACGATACGCGCGGCGTCATGCCAATGATCCTGCAGGTTCGCAAAGAGCCGCATTTTGTCAACATGGTGCGCGAGGACGACGAGCGCGTTTTCATGGCCAAAGAGTTTCGCTACGGCGTGGACTGGCGCGGCAATGTGGGGTATGGGTTGTGGCAGCTGGCAATGGGCTCCAAACAGGTGCTCGATGCTACGAACTACCAGGCCGCGCGCGCCGCCATGATGAGCATGAACGGCGACAACCAGCGCAAGCTGGGCCTGATGCCCAAGCTGCTCGTCTGCGGTCCTAGCAATGAGGCGGCCGCCAAGAATCTGCTGAATGCCGACTTCCTGGCCAGTGGCGCGACCAACATCTACAAGGGCACCGCCCGCCTGGTGGTTAGTGCTTACCTGACCTGAACCTGAGCTGACCACCCAGGTGGCCAGCACCCACATTTTTTAATTCTGGAAATTCAATGGCAACAACCAAAAAATCCGAAGCCCGCTCAGCCGACAAAGGCCTGATGGTGTCCGCCAAGCGCGAGAGCTTCTACAGCGGTGGTCAAACAACCCCCTTCGGCTTTGAGCCGCGCTTTGTGCCGTTCGCAGCCCTGACGGCCGAGCAGGAAGAAGAGTTGCGCAATGACCCGTACATCGTGGCCATTGACGCCGACGCGCCTGTAACGCCCCCCGAAAAATAACCAACTGCCACGCAGCTGAGCGAGAAAGGCCGGCGGCAGGACTGCCGGCCTTTTTTTAAAACGAGCTTTAAGGAATGCCAGCGCCCGGTGCACCTGGCGCCGCATTCCTCAACCCTCCCCACCCAAGCACCCATTGACCTACGCCACCGCCACTGCCCTGCTGACCCGCTTCGACGCTGCCGAGATCGCGCAGCGCGTGGACCGGGGCGTACCGCGCCTGGTGACCAGCCAGCTAATGACGGACGTGGCCGCTGCGGCCGACCTGAGCGCCTACACGGCCGCCGAGGTGGCCCGGGCCCAGGCCGGCCTGCTGGTGATCAACCGCGCCTTGCAGGACGCTGACGACACGATTAACGGCTACATCAGTGCCCGCTACACGCTGCCCGTCAATCCGGTGCCGGCGGTGCTGCAGCGGGTGGCTTGCGAGCTAGCGCGCTTCTATTTATATGACGACCAGGTCACCGACCTGATCAAGGACCGGCATGCCAGCAACATCAAGTGGCTGGGCGAAGTGAGCAAGGGCACCGTGAGCCTGGGTGCCGACGCCGCCACCGGCGTTCAGCCCGTCAGCAGCGCTGGTGCCGAGCTGGTGACAGGTGGCAAGGTCTGGGGCCGTGAAAGCTCGACGGGGTTTATCTGATGAGCGTACTCATTGAAGCCCGCGCCGATGGCCTGCAAGGCCTGCAGGCCGGCCTTGCCCGCATGGCGGCGCTGGGCCAGCGGCCGCGCCCGATCTGGGACGCGATCGGCCAGTACGGCGAAAGCAGCACGCGCCTTCGATTCAAGAACCAGGCGGGGCCGGACGGCCAACGCTGGAAGCCCAGCCGGCGCGCACAGATCAGCGGCCCAGGCCGCACCCTGATCATGAAGGCGCGCTTGCTGCGCAGCATCACCCACCGCGCCGACAACAGCGGCACCAGCTGGGGCACCAATGTGATTTACGCCGGCATCCACCAGTTTGGCGGCACCATCAAGGCCAAAGGCGGTGGCGCGCTGCGCTTTCGGCTGCCTGGTGGCGGCTTTGTGACGGTCAAGAAAGTGACGATCCCGGCCCGCCCTTTTATTGGCGTGAACGCCGATGACGGCCGCGAGATGCTGGCGCTGACGAACGACGCCATTGACGTGGCGGCGCGCAACCGTGGTGGTGCCGCCTGATGCTCGCCGCTGCCGAAAAAGCCTTGCTGACCCGGTTGCGAGAGCATCGTGACATCAAAGGCGTGGTGCGCACCGTGGACACGCTGCCCAAGGTGACCAGCGACGCGCTGCTCAAACGCTATTACGCCGATGCGCCCGCCCTCTACATCGTGCCCGGCCGCTTCAGTGTGGCCGACAGCCTGGCGACGCTGCGGTTCACCGTGGCCGGCGTGGTGCGCAACGTGGCCGGCGCCGCGCAGGCGCGCAACGGCGACGGCATCGACATCGGCTGCGACCACCTGGTGACGCTGGCGATCCGTGCGCTGCACGACCAGATGGTGGGCGACTGCAGCTGGCGCGTGGTGAGCGGCGAGATGGTTGACGAAGAAATATTTGACCAGGCTGGCGTGGCGGCAGTGGAACTGCAGCTGGAGAGCTGGCCGGTCGAGATCGGTTTTGACTATGGCGCAGGGCAGATCGCCGAGCTGGCGAGCTTCACCCGTGTGCATGCCGATATCGATATCCCCCCGCAGGCCGGCAGCGCCGAGCACGCCAAGTGGCTGGCGACCCCGCCTGACTTTTCAACCAGCCGGCCCGATGCCGAGCTGGACGCACAACTGCCTGGAGCACGCTGATGGAACGAATTTTTGTAAAACCCGCCGCGCCGGACCTCAAGGTGCGCAAGCCTGTGAACGGCTACCTGGCGGCCGATGGCGAAATGGTGAACGCCGAAAGCTACTGGCTGCGCAGGATTGCCGATGGCGACGTGGTGGGTGCCGAAGCGCCCGCTGACACACCGAAAACCGCTGTGGCCACGGCGCTGCAACCGCGCACCAAAAGCGCTTAAACACCCCTTTACAGGAGCTTATCCAACATGCCCGATAACATTGCCTTCAATACGATTCCGATCGACGTGCGCACGCCAGGCCAGTACCTGGAGATCGACAACACCAAGGCGGTGCGCGGCCTGCCGTCGATGAGCCGGCGCATGCTGTTCATCGGCAACAAGCTGGCCGCCGGCACCGCCGTGGCCAACCAGCTTTACCGCATCAACAGCCCGGCCGAAGCGGCGCTGCTGTTTGGCCGTGGGTCGGTGCTGCATGAAATGTTGACGGCGGCCCGGGCCGCGAATCTGGAAAGCGACATCTGGTCGATGTGCATGGCGGACAACGCCGCCGGCGTGCAGGCCACGAAGACGATCACACTGACCGGCCCGTCGAACGAGGCCGGCACCCTGGCCTTGTACATCAACGCCCGCAAGCTGACGGTGGGTGTGGCGCTGGCCGATACGGCCACCGTGACGGCTGCCGCGATTGCCGCCGCCGTCAACGCGAACCTGGATGTTCCGGTGACTGCGGCTGCTGCGCTGGGCGTGGTCACGCTGACGGCGCGGCACAAGGGCCAGTTCACCAGCGATATCGACGTTCGGGTGAATTACTACCCCGACGAAAAACTGCCCGCTGGTGTGGCTGCCGTGGTGGCCGATGTGACGCCAGGCTCCGGCAACCCGGACGTGGCCGCCGCGCTGGCTGCTATCGGCCTGGAGGCGTACTACACGATCTGCACGCCTTTCAATGACGCGGCCAACCTGGTGAAGCTGGAGACTGAGCTGAACACGCGCTGGGGCGGCATGGACATGCGCACCGGCCACCTGTTTGTCGGCCTGAAAGGCACGCATGCGGCGCTGACAACTTTTGGCGCGGCGCGCAACAGCCCGCACAGCACCATCGTCGGCGTGAAGAGTGCGCCGACGCCGGCTTACACCTATGCGGCGGTGCTGGCAGCGGTGTGTGAATTTTCAGGTGCGATCGACCCGGCGCGGCCGTTCCAGACCTTGACCCTGCCGGGCGTGCTGCCGCCGGCGATCGGCGACCGCTTCACACGCCAGGAGCGCGACCTGCTGCTGCGCGACGGTATCAGCACCTTCACGGTCGACCAGGGCGGCAACGTGCTGATCGAGCGCGTGGTGACGACTTACCAGGTGAATGCCTATGGCATCGACGACGCGAGCTACCTGGACCTGGAGACCAAGTGGACGGTGGACTACATGCGGTTTGCCTTCCGGGCGCGCATTGCGCTGCGCTTTCCGCGCCACAAGCTGGCCGACGACGGCACCAGCTTTGCGCCAGGCCAGCAGGTGGCCACGCCCAACATCATTCGCGGCGAGCTGCTGGACGTGGCGCGCCAGCTGGAGCTGGTGGGTGTTCTGGAAGGCTTCGAGCAGTTCAAGAACGACCTGGTGGTGGTGCGCAGCACCGTGGACACCGGCCGCGTCAACTGCATCTTGCCGCCGAATGTGGTCAACCAGTTCCGCGTGTTTGCCGCGTCGGTTCAGTTCATTCTTTAAGGGGCGATCAGCATGACGCAAATTGCAGGAAAAGTTTTTGTCACCATCAACGGCCAGCGGCTGCGCAGCAAGGAAGGCGCGAGCCTGGAGACTGGCGGCATCGAGCGCGAGCCCGTCGTCAGCGACAGCGGCGTCGATGGCTTCATGGAGAAGTACACGGCGCCGAAGGTGGACTGCAAGGTCAGCCTGACCAACGACGTGCGCCTGGCAGACCTGCAGGCCTTTCGCGACGGCACGCTGGTGTTCGAGACCGATACCGGCCGCGTGTACACGCTGACCGGCGCCTGGAACGCCAAGCCGCCCAAGCTGGAAAAAGGCGAAGTGACGCTGGAGTTCGGCGCGCAGGAGTGCCTGGAGGGCTAGAAAACCAGAATTTGCGATCTGGTGCAAGTTGGCACTTTGCGCAAAGCCGAGCCACCTGCGGGTGGCTTTTTACCTGAAACACCCCTGATATTTATTTGGAGAAGCGCATGGACGGCACCCTGATCAAGACCCTGAAAAAACCCTGGAAAGTCGGCGGCAAAGAGCAGGCGGACATTGAGGTTCGCCCGGCCACGATGAAGGACGTGTGCGAGGCCGAGCAGGCCGCGTCGGCCTTTCAGCCGAACAGCTTCAATGTGCAGATGGCCTGCCTGCAGCTGGTGCGCGCCGGTGAGTTTGTCGGCCCGTTTGTGGCGGCGCACTTCACCGCGATGCGCCCGGCGCAGTTCAGTGAAATCACGGCCGCGCTGCAGGAGGCAGACCGGCTGGGGGAAGACTAGTCGCCAAGCGGAAAAACCTGCTTGGCCAGGTGATGCTGCTGGCGCTGAAATTTCACTGGAGCCGCGCCGAGATCATGAGCCTGCCGATTGCCGAATTCGAGCACTACGTCAACGAACTCACCGCACTGAACACCCCTGAACCATGAGCACCACTTACGTTGTCGGCGTTCGCATTGATGGCAGTGCGGCCAGCTATTTGCGCGCCACGCAGCAGGCGCAGCAGGCCACCCGCACATTCGCCAATGCAGCAAAGGCCGAGTTCCAGCGGCTCAAGGGTTTCATGCAGTCGTACCAGGGGCAGATCGCCTCGCTCGGTTTGGGCGTCGGGTTTGTGCAGGGCGCGCGCAATGCAGCGCTGCTGGAAAAGAAACTGACGCAGGTGCGCCTGACCGCCGGCATGACGGCGGCTGAGCAGACTGAGGCGTACCAGACGATGTTTGCTCTGATCAAGAAGAATGGCGGCGTGATCGAGGAGACGGTTGACGGTTTCAACAACCTGGTGCAGGCCGGCCTCAAGTACAAAGAGGCGATGGAGGCGACCAAGGCGGTCAACCTGGCCAAAGCGGTGACCGGCGCCAGCGAGCAGTCGCTCAGTGGCTCATTGACGGTGGGCGCTGCCAACTTCAACTTCGATTTAGCCAAGACCGGCGTGGCCACCACCATGCTCGACCAGATGACGGTAGCCGGCCGGCTGGGCAATGCCGAGCTGGAGCAGCTGTCAAATATTTTCCCGCGCGTGGCGCAGCGGGCCCAGTCGGCCGGCATGGGCTTCACGTCCACGTTGGCCTTCATCGAGGGCCTGTCGAAGATCGAGCGGCAACCCGAGCGCCTGGCCACGCTGGCCGACTCGACGCTTCGGCTCTTTACCAATGCGCATTACGCCAAGGATGCCGAAAAAGCGACCGGGGTGAAGTTCTTTGCGAAAAACGGCAGCCGGCGCGATGCGGTGACGATCCTGGAAGACATGCGCAAGGGCTTCGCGAAGCTGACGACCGACGCGCAGCGCTTCCAGTATGTGAGCAAGGCCTTCGGCAAGGCTGACCTGGACACCCAGCGTGGCCTCTTGGCGCTGCTCAACGGCAGCGGGCTGCAGGACATTCGAAAATTCAAGACTGAAATCGACAATGCTGGCGGCACGCTCGAGCGCGATCTGCCGACGGCGATCGCCAACGCGGCCGACCAGGCTTCCCGGCTAAAAAACACCCTGCGCCAGGCAGCTGAAAGTTTTGCGCGCCCGATCAACGCGACCATTGCCGACGCCATCAAGTATTTGCTCAACAGTAAAGAGCAAGGCGGGCTGGGCTTGAGCGGCGCACAGATCACCGGCGGCGCCGCAGCCGGCGCCGTGGGCGTGTATGCGCTGTCGCGGATTCTGCCTGGCATCGCCGGCAAGATCGTGGGGCGCACGGGTGGGCTGGCGGCTGGCGTGGCCGAGGGCAAGGCGCTGCAGGCGGCTGCCGGCGTGCAACCGGTCTATGTGACGAACTGGGCCGAGATGCAGGGCGGTGGTGGCAGCGGTCTTTTGGGTACGGCCGGTGCGGCTGCGGGCGGCGCAAGCGCCATCGGCTTGCTGACCCGCCTCAAGACATTCGCCTCGCTCGTGCCGCTGGCCGCCGGCTCGACGCTGGGCGTCGCCGGGGCCGGCATGGTGGCAGGCGGCGCTGCGCTGGCTGGTGGCGTGGGCTATGGCGTCGGTACCGGCGTTTACAAGCTCGGCCTGGAGGGCAACAAGGGCGGCGAAGGCATTGGCGAGCTGGTGGCGCGCTTCATGAGCTTGTTTGGCAATGAAGAAGCCAAGCGATCCGTCGCTATTAACGATGCTTTAAAGAACAGCAAGGTCGGCGGCGAACTGACGATTCGCATTCAGGGCAACCCCAACCTGTCGGTGCAGGCTGAAACCAAACCCTTCACCGGCACCAAGATGAACGCGCTGGGCCAGACCATGCGTGAGGCGGGTTGGTAATGGCCTGGCGCAACGAACTCAACAAAATCACGCTGCCCGACGGCCGCGAGCTGGTGGCGGGCAGCTTTCGCGGGGTGACCTTCCGCACCGTGGGCGCAGAGATCAAGGTCGGCCGGCGCAATGTGGTCAATGAGTACCCGCAGCGCGATGTGCCGTATGTGGACGACCTGGGTCGGCGTGCGCGGCGCTTTGTGGTCGAGTGCCACGTCATTGGCGAGAACTACCTGGTCGAGCGCGACGCGCTGATCGGCGCGTTCGAGGCCAAAGGGCCGGGCGAGCTGATTCACCCGCGCTATGGCTCGCGCCGGGTGTCGGTGGATGGCGATGTGAGCGTGAAGGAGTCGCCCGAGCAAGGCGGCATGGCGCGCATCAGCGTGACGTTTGTCGAGGACGGCGACAACACCTTCCCGACCGCTGCCCGGAACACTGTGGTGCAGGTGGAGGTGGCGGCCAATGCGCTGGACGAGGCCACCGAGGCGGCGTTTGCCGATGACTTCACGGTAGCCGGTGCGAGCGTGCTGGCGACGCAGGCGCTCAAGGGCCTGACGGCGACCGCTGCGGCGCTGCTGCAGACGGCGCGGCTGGTGACCAGCACCGCCGGCCTGGCAACGCTGGTGGGTCTGGTGGGTGGCTTCACGGGCAACCTGACCGGGCTGATCCGCACGCCGGTCATATTGGTGCAGAGCCTGCGCAGCATGTATGCGCAGCTGGTGCAGGCGCTGGAGCGGCCGGTGTCGGCGTTCTCGGAATGGCAGGTGGTGTTTGCCGGCAACAGCCGGCCGGCTGCAGTGGCGCTGGCCGGATCGACGCGCGCGCGCAGCCTGGCCAATGACACGGCGCGCGCCGACCTGCAGCGCCGCCTGGCTTTGAGCAACCAGGCGCGGGCGCTGACGATTGCGCTGGGCAGCACGGCCCTGGTGGCCACGGCGGACCAGGCGCTGGCGCTGCGCCAGGCGCTGACCGGCCAGATCGACGCCGAGCTGGAACTGAACGACCCGCCGGCCGACGTGGCCCGGGCCCTGAGCGCGCTGCGAGCGGCGGTGGTGCGGGATGTGACGGCGCGGGCCGAGTTGCTGCAGCAGCGCGCCAGCTATACGCCGCAGGCTGTGCTGCCGGCGCTGGTGCTGGCGCACCGCGTGTACCAGGACGCGACGCGCAGCGATGAGCTGGTGGCGCGCAATGCGGTGGTGCACCCGGCCTTTGTGCCGGCGGCGACGCTGGAGATTCTGCGGTGAATAACCCGGTCAATGACTGCCGGCTGCTGATTGACGGCAAAGAATACGGCGGCTGGACGCGGCTGGAAGTGCAGCGCGGGATTGAGCAGATTGCCGGCGGCTTTGTGCTGCAGCTGACGCAGCGCTACCCCGGTGACGGCGGCGGCGCAGTGGGCGCGCTGCCGCCGCTGCAGCTGCGTGAGGGCTTGCCCTGCCAGGTGTATTTGGGCGCCGACCTGGTGATCGGTGGCTACGTCGATGACTACGAGACCGACGACACGGCGACCAGCGCGCAGGTGCGCCTGTCGGGCCGTGACAAGACGGCCGACCTGGTCGATTGCTCGGCCATCTACAAGACCGGCCAATGGCGCGGCGCGAAGCTGGAAAAAATCGTGGCCGACATCTGCGCGCCCTTCAAAATCACCGTGCTGGTGGCGCCGGGCACGAACACGGGCGATGTGTTCAAACGCTACGCGCTGGAAGAAGGCGAGAAGGCCTTCGATGCGATCGACCGGGCCTGCCGGCTGCGCGCGGTGCTGGTGACCAGCACGCCGGCCGGGGAGTTGCTGATCTGCACCGCCGGCACCACGGACAGCGGTGTGGCGCTGATCGAGGGCGTGAACATGCTGAAGTTCAACAGCCGGCACAGCTGGAAGGAGCGCCACAGCGAGGTGACGCTCAAAGGCCAGGTGCCGGGTGACGACCACGAGAACGGCGCGGCGGCGGCGCATTTGAAAGCCAGTGGCCAGGACGCCGAGATCAACCGCTACCGGCCGCTGGTGGTGATGGCCGAGCACGGCACCAGCACCAAGGCGCTGGCCGACCGCGCCGCGTGGGAAGTGAAGGTGCGCATGGGCCGAGGCAAGCGCGGCGGCTGCACGGTGGTGGGCTGGCGCACGGGCAAGGACGGCCAGGAGGGCGCGCTGTGGCAGCCCAACACGCTGGTGCAGGTGACCAGCCCGCGCATGAACATCGACCGCCGGCTACTGATTGTGAGCTGTAGCTACCAGCTGACCGAGCAGGGCCGCGTGTGCGATTTGACCTTTGCGCGGCCCGAGGCTTTTGCGCTGGTCGAAGGCGTGGGCCGCAGCAAGCTGAACGCGAAGCTGAACGACAAAACCCAAAAAGAGAAAAAGAAAAAAGGCGATGGGTTTACGCCGAGCTGGGAGCTGACGCCGCCGAACCCGCGCGACTTGCGGGGATCTGAGCGATGAGCCTTGCAGACCGCGTTCGCGGCATGGTGAGCCGGGCTGTCGTCAGCCTGGTCAATGACGCGTTCAAGATGCAGGCGCTGCAGGTGACGCTGCAAGCTGACCAGACGCCGGATGACGCCGAGCACTTTCAGCACTACGGCTACACCAGCGTGCCGCTCCCGGGTGCCGAGGGCATTGCGCTGGCCGTCGGCGGCAGCAGTGGCCACATTGTGGTGATTAACGTCGATGACCGGCGCTATCGCATCAAGGGGCTGGCGGCCGGGGAGGTCTGCCTGTACGACGACCAGGGCCAGCGCGTGCACCTGACGCGTGCGGGCATCGTGGTCAAGGGCGCGGGCAAGCCGGTGACGATCACCGACACGCCGCTGGTCAAGATCGAGGCCAACCTGCAGGTGACGGGCAGCATCACGGGCCAGAACGGCATGGCGGTGACCGGCGCTATTGCCGCCACCGGCGACGTGACGGCGGCCGGCACCAGTCTGCGCACGCATGTGCACAGCGGTGTTCAGCCTGGCGCGGGAAACACCGGTGCGCCTGTTTAAACCGATTTAAAAGACCCGCCGCAGCCAACCCACGAGACTCGATTCAATGGACCTTGCCCTCACTTTCGACCGCACGCTGCAGGCTTTTGACCTGTCGATCGCTGGCGCCGACCTGGCCGGCGACGACACGCTGGCCAGCGCGGTGCTGACCTCGCTGCTGTGCGACCGGCTGGCAGCTGGCTATGAGGTGCAGCCAGGTGAAGACCGGCGCGGCTGGTGGGCCGATGCGTATGCCGACAACCAGCACCTGACGGGCTCACGCCTGTGGCTGCTGGCGCGAGAAAAGCAGCTGGCCGGTACGCTGCTGCGCTGCAAGCAGTACTGCGAAGAGGCGCTGCAGTGGATGGTCGAGGACGGCCTGGCCAGCGACGTGACGGTGACGGTGTTTGCGCCACGCATGGGCTGGCTGGTGGCGATGATCAAGTTCGCCATCAATGGCCAGGCGCGCACACTGCGTTTCGAGTTTGACCAGGCGCGCCAGGTGTGGGCTCTTGCCGGGGAGGCGTTCTAGATGCCGTTCGAACGCCCCACGCTGCCGCAGCTGATCGAGCAAGGCGCGGCTGAATTTGAAAGCCGCCTGCCGGGCGTGCTGGCGCGTGTGCGCAGCAGCGTGATCGGCGTGATCAACCGTGTGCTGGCGGGCGCGCTGAGCGCTCTGTACAAATACGCCGAGTGGCTCAATGACCAGGTGTGGCCGGACCGTGCAGCCGCTGAATCGCTGCCCGAGCATGGGGCGCGCTGGGGCAAGAACCGGCTGCCTGCTGCACCCGCCACAGGCACGGTGCAATTTAGCGGTATCGAGGGCTCGGCCATTGGCCTGGGCGCAGTGGTGCAGACGGCAGGCGGCGTGCAATACACCACCACGGCTGCCGGTGTGATTGCCGGCGGCGTGGCGAATGTGGCTGTGCAGGCGGTGCTGGCCGGGCAAGCAGGCAACGCACTGATCGGTGCGGCCTTGACCCTGACATCGCCGATCGCGGGGGTCAATGCGGTGGCCACGGCGCAGACGGCGCTGGCCGGCGGTGCTGACATCGAGGGCATCGAGGCCTGGCGCGCGCGCATTCTGGCGCGCGTCCGCAAGCCGCCGCAGGGCGGCGCCGACTATGACTACGTGGCCTGGGCGCTGGAAGTGCCTGGCGTGACGCGGGTGTGGATTTACCCGGGTGAGCAAGGTGCGGGCTCGGTGGTGGTGCGCTTTGTGCGCGACGATGACGCCAGCATCATCCCGGACGCCGGGGAAATTGCAGCGGTGCAGGCCGCCATCGACGCAGTGCGGCCGGTGACGGCGGTGACCTATGTACTGGCACCGGTGGCCACGGCGCAAAACTTCGCCATTCAGGCGATCCCGGACACGGCCGCGATACGCGCAGCGATCACGGCCGAGCTGCAGCAGCTGTACCGCCGCGAAGCCAAGCCGGGCGGCACGATGCTGATCAGCCAGCAGCGCGAGGCGATCTCTATTTCGGCCGGCGAAACCGACCACGTGCTGAGCGTGCCGGCTGCCAACCAGGCGCATGGGATCGGTCAGTTGCCAGTGCTGGGGGTGATTACATGGCTGTGACGCTGCAGGCATGGCTGGGTTCGCTGCAGGCCCTGCTGCCGCCGGGCCGTGCCTTTACGCGCGAGCCGGGTAGCGTGCTGGCGCGCGTATTGGAGGCGCTGGCGGCCATGCTGCTGGCGGCCCAGATGCGGCTGGAAGACCTGCGCGCCCAGGGCGACCCGCTGCGCGCCACGACGATGATGCCGGACTGGGAGCGCTTTCTGGCGCTGCCCGATGCCTGTGTGGTTGCGCCAGAAAACCTGTCGCTGTTTGAGTGCCAGCAAAATTTGCTTCAGCGCCTGACAGAGCAAGGCGGCCAGTCGGCGGCGTACTTCATCGGCCTGGCGTCGCAGTTGGGGCAGCCGGGTTGCACTGTCACGGAGTTCCGGCCGATGAGCTGCAACGACGATTGCAACGATGCGCTATTCAGCCCCGAAGACCGCTTCAACTGGCAATTCAACGTGCCGGCCGCTTCGGTGGGCATTCGTGTCATGGATTGCAATGACGACTGTAACGACCCGCTGGATTTTTTCACGCCGTCGCTGATCGAGTGCCCGATCCGCAAGCGCCGGCCCGCACACACCAACGTGTATTTCGCTTACGCCTCATAGGAGTTTTCATGGACCGCATCGCTACTGCCACCAAAGCCATCGACCTGTTCGGCGTCGGCAAGCATGGGTGGAAGAACCGCAATATCGGCCTGGGTGTCGAGCCGACTGAATTCAATGCCGAGTGGTGCAACGGCGTGCAGGAAGAACTGCTGGCCATCATTGAGGCGGCGGGCCTGGTGCCTGCTGCGGCAACGCGCAACCAGATGCGCCAGGCCGTCAAACGCCTGTTCGCCGGCAACGTCACCACCATCAACTTCGCAGCCAGCCCCTTTGCGCTGACGGCCGACCACGCCGGGCTGGTGCTGGTCGATGCGGCGGCCGGCAATGTGGTGATCAATTTTCCAGCGGCCAATATCTTTGCAGCCTTGTGTTATCGAATCAAACGGATCGATTCCACGGCCAACACGGTAACACTCGGCCGCGCCGGCGCCGACACATTTGATGGCGTGGCGTCCAGCGTAAGCCTGGTCGGCCAGGATGCTGTCGTGAATTTTGTGGGGGATGGCGTCGACAAGTGGCGAACGGTGTCCACGCCGCGCGGCCTAGCGCGCTTCGCGTCGAACGGTAACTTCACGGTGCCTCCGGGGGTCACGACGATTTATGTCAGCGGCTGCGCGGCCGGTGGTGGCGGTGGTGGTGGTGGTGGCGCGGCTGGCGCCAATGTCGGCAGCAGCGGAAGCGGTGGCGGCGCCGGCCAGTCGCTGATCCGTCAGGCCTACACGGTTACGCCGGCTCTAGTGCTGACCGTTGCCATCGGTGGCGCAGGAAGCGGCGGCGGCATCAACGGCGCAGGGGGTAGTGGCTCAAACGGTACGGCGGGCGGCACGACTAGCGTGTCGGGCATCGGCGTGACGCTGGCCGGCGGCGGCGCGGGGCTCGCAGGCATCAATTCCCCATCGCCCGCAGCGGCGCCGGGCGGCGGCACCGGCTACCCCAATGGATCGGCAGGGAGCGACACCGCTGTCAACGCGACTGGCATCGCGGGTGCGGGCGCGTCTGGCCCCTTCGGCGGCGGCGGCGGTAGTGGCCGGGCGGGTGCCGGCGGCGGCACTCCTGGCAGCGCTGCATCGGGCTATGGCGCCGGTGGCGGCGGTGGTGGCGGCTCCTACACGCCAGGCAGCGGTAATGGCGCAGTCGGCGCTGCGGGTACGTCCGGCATCATCATCTTCGAATGGTAGGTACACAATGAAATACGCACACTTTGACTCCATCACCAAGCGCGTGATGCAACTACTCGACACAAATGCTTTCAGCTATGCCGAACTGCCGCCAGCTGAGGCGCTGCTCACGCTGTCAGATGAGCAGCACGCGGCCGCACACGAGGGTCTCTGGGCTGTTGTTGGCGGCGCCCTGGTTGCCGTGGATGAGGCCTTCTTCAGGCCTGCTCCGCCATCGTTCACGACGCTGAAGGCCGCTGAGCTGGCAGCCTTCCGCGCACAGCGCGAAAAGATGCTCAACCGGCTGGCCGGCATTGGCATGGCGGCGCAGGTCGGCGGCGATGCGCCGCTGGCGCTGGCCATCACCACATTCCGGCAGGGCCTGCTCGATCTGCCATCACACGCCAGCGTGACCGGCGCCACGGACATTGACGCCTTGAGGCTGGCCCTGAAGACCCGCTACGCGGCCTTGCTGGCCGCCACGCCGGCGACCGCCAAACTAGCTTTCAAAGGAGTAGACGCATGACTGCGTTTAGCGTGCTCTGGCTGGTGACTCGGCTCGCCTTCTGGTTGGTCGTGATCGGCTTCATGCTGTTCGTGTTCTTCGCCGCCGTGATGTCGTTGCGGGACGCCCGCAATCGAGGCCAATTGACGGCCGCGCTCAAGCTGTTCGGCTACCCGACACTGGCGATCGGCTACACGCTGGACTTCATGGCGCAGATGACGCTTGCCGTCGCCATCTTCGCCGAGCTGCCGCCGCGCAGATGGTTCACGCCAACCTGGTCGTTCAAAGTGCTCGGCCGCACGTTTGATTTTGGCTGGCTGCGGCTGCCGGCGGTGGAGTCGACCGTGTCGGAGCGGACCAAGCGCCTGCAGCTGACCGGCACCGGCTGGCGCCAGGCCCGGGCCATCTGGTGGCGCACGAATGTACTGGGTCCGCTGGATACGTCGGGCGGGCACAGCTAGCCCAAAAAAGACAGGGCGAGGGCCTGCGGTGCGCTAACACTTCAAGCCCCCGCCTCCACCGTGAGCGAACACGGTATCGACCGAAGACCCTGCCACCTGTACAGGCTGGGTGATCATAACGGTGATGCCATGCTAGAAAAGTTGACTGAGTTGAGGTGCGGCAGCTGCAATCGCAAACTGGCGATGGGCTGCTACAGCAGGCTGGAGATCAAATGCCCGCGCTGCTGCACCATGAATATATCGAGGGCCAGCGCCGCTGATTGCAGCGGCCCGAGCGCCGACCCAGCACGCCTTCGAGCGTCATCTGAAAAAGAGTTGAAAGATGACACAAAAACGAGGGGCAGCCACGCTCTTTAACAACCCGATCGAGCGGCCGGCGCCGCTGGTGCAATGGATAGGCGGCAAGCGCCGCCTGGCGCCGCAAATTCTGCCGCTGTTTCCGACGCACGAGTGCTACGTCGAGCCGTTCTGCGGTGCGGCTGCGCTGTTCTTTTTGAAGGCGCCGGCGAAGGTCGAAGTACTGAACGATATCAACGGCGACTTGGTTACCTTGTACCGTGTGGTCCAGCACCATCTTGAAGAGTTCGTCAGGCACTTCAAGTGGGCGCTGGCCAGCCGCGAAATCTACCGCTGGCTGCAGGCGACGCCCGCCGAAACGCTGACTGATATTCAGCGCGCAGCACGCTTCTTTTATCTGCAGAAACTGGGCTTTGGCGGCAAGGTGCACGGCCAGACATTCGGCACGGCAACCACATCAAAGACTGGCTTGAATCTGCTGCGCCTGGAGGAGCAATTGAGCGCGGCGCATTTGCGCCTGCACCAGGTCTATATTGAGCGCCTGGCGTGGGCGGCATGCGTCGAGAAATACGACCGGCTGCACAGTCTGTTTTATATGGACCCGCCCTACTTCGGCACCGAGGGCTATGGGGTCGATTTCGGGCTGCAGGAATACGACCGCATGGCTCATCTGATGGGCTCTATCAAGGGTAAGGCGGTGGTCAGCGTCAACGACATTCCGGCGATGCGAAAGGCTTTCAAAGGCCACTACATCAAGCGGGTCAGCATTAGCTATTCGGTAGGAGCTTCAGGGTGTGGCCGGGGGCCCAAAGGTGAGCTGATCATCACTAATTTCAAGCCTCCGAAATAGGCTCGTTGGGCCTCGATATTGACCCCTACCTACCCCTTGCCAGGAGCCCAATCGAGGCGCCTGGCGCGTTCTGGAGGGTCGGTTTTGGGTCGCTTAAAGCTGGTTTAAAGCGATTGGGGATAGTCTGTGGATAACCCAGACCTTGCCGATCCGGCTCCATGCTCCAATAGCGTGGCCCTCTTGCTCCAATAGCGTGGCCCGTTACA